CCTGCGATCTAACATCGTTTTGAACTGGATTGCGATCAGTTGGGATTCTTTCAACTAGCTGGCTCTGTGTTGGCTGACTGTACCGATTGCTTACATCAGACGCGACTCTCTGTGAGAAATCATTAAATGACTCACCTGGCTTAGTTGCATAATCGCCAGCCTGAAATGTATTCTTTGCCCTCGTCAAAACGCCATTGTTATTTGCTAACCAATCTGTTTTTGCGTTAGCTACAGCAGCGTCGATATCTTGCAGCTTTGCCATGCCTCGCAAAAATGATGCAAGATCACCAGCCCTAGCCGTATCCGAAGGAAAGCCAGATAGCGCCATTTGGATATCTTTATCAGTAGCAGGGCCAGGGGGTAACGATTTAATCGCAGCAGTATTCCGAAGCCGCGTGTACTCTTGTTTTAGCTGAGTCATCCCGCCTTGAAAGCCGCCGACTTTCTTTATAAAGTCAGACGCACTTGAAGCAACGCCATAGTTACCGCCAGCCGCTTCAAGTCTTTTTGCAAGGTCGTTAAATTGATCCGCAGATTGTTTTGAAGTTGCGGCCAATACAGCCGATTCGTTAACCAGCTTGCGCGTGTCGGACGGCATTTCGTTAATGTTTTTCTGAATGCTTGACAGTTTTTCTGCAACTGTTGCCTGTGTAGCTTGAGCATCAAGATTTAACTTTGCAGTTCTAGTGCTAATTTCGCTGGTTATGTTTTTAATTTGCGCGGCGTTAAGGTTGAGGCTTGCTTGGGCTAGTGGACTTGCAAACTGCGCTTCTACCTTGGCCCTGTCTGCCTGTGCTTTTGCAAGCGCCGCATCAGCGGCGGATTTTTCTGCCGCGTTAGTGGCGGTTGCTTGCGCTGTTTTTGCTTCGGCTTCAGCTTTGTCTACTTGCGCAATTTCTTTGCGAGGTGCTATCTTTGCCTTGACGGATTTCTCATACCGATCAGGATCAAGAATTGCAAGCCCCATATTAATTCTGGACTGCGCCCCTTTTATATCTCCAGCCTCAATAGCATCAAAAGCCTGCTGATAAATTCCAGCGGGTTCATTACTGTTTTTCTTTGCCTGAATAATGTCATTCAATCTTGCTTTTGCAACATCTGGAGAATTGCTTTCAAGCGCGTTTGAAATTTCAAACCCGTCAAAGAATTCATTTTTAATACGTTCTTCACCTATGTTTTTGCGAACGTCTCCGAACGCCTCACGAAATTGAGGGTATTTCAGAATCAGCGTATTAATTGCCGATTGAGTTCCTAGCTGCTGAGCTTGAGTTAAATCATCCGAAAATTGCTGTTTAATTCGGTTTGCTTCTTGCGCTTTATTTTGGGCGGCTACTATTTCTCCATAATTCTGGAATGACTGACCAAGCCCCTGAAATGCGGGATTTAAATCAACAAACTGAGACTGATAGTTAATAGGGGGCTGTAATGGATTAATTGGCATTTTTATTCCCTAAAATATACCGGCTTGTTTTCCACCGCCAGCCGCGCCCATTGCGGTTTTAGTAATATTCAAAATATCGCCGAATGTCTGTCGTGGGATGTTTCCTAGCGCCAATTGGCCGCCGGCAAGCGCAGCACCTTGATTGCTTAATAGGTTTGCAATGTTGCTAGCAGATTGCATTCCTTGAGAAGCCTGACCAGATGCCGCCGCCTGACCTAAAGTAGACAGCCCACCTAATCGACCATATTGCTGCTCAATAAGTGAATTAAGAAGCTGTGGACGGAATTGCGACAAAGATGCTTGAACATTCCCGCCTCTAAGTCCACCTGTTGCTGATGCGTTTTGCAGTATTGAGTTCTCGCCTTGTCGAGTGAGCGCCTGCATTATTGGAGATTGTTCAATGCCTGATATTGCCTGCTGTTGACTTTCAGGGCCTTGTAATCCAATCAATGCCTGCTGCTGAGAAAACGCGCCCTGACCTCCGGTAACATAAGGAGCCATCAACTCAACCAGCTTGTCAAATTGCCTTTGTTGCTCTGTTATTCCTTGGCCAATAGCGCCTGCTTGGATTTCTCCGGCTCTTTCGCCTGCTTTTCCGGCTTGTTTTGCGCCGGTAATCCCGCCGTAAACGTCCCCAATAAAATCACCGATAAAGCTCATGATTTACTCCATTCTGATCGCGTAATCCCGAGTACGTATATTCCTTTTATTTGGCCGGATTGAATACACGCATCCCTACGGAATCCCTCAAGTTTCATTCCGAGTTTTAAGCCATAGTTTTTTGCAGACTCCAAACCTTCGATTACGTAAGCGGTAACTCTCAATATCGGATGAGAAAAGGCCCAATCCAAAAATGCACGGCCAAGCATTCGTGAATATTTAACTGCTGATTTGTGTAAAAGAGAATGCCATTCAATCTCCACACTCGAAAACCGAATAGCCATAAACGCACCGGCAAATTTATTATTTACGGTTGCAGTGAGATAAGTAACGAGGGGATGAATCACCGGAGCGGATGCGCGTCCGTCATGCCCCACTTTTGTTATATAGGGGTCTGAATACACTTGCCTTAAGTGTTCTTGTGTGATTCCCTCAGAAATAGCCAGCATTTCATCTCCTTGAATGAGTTGCTGGCGGCTCTGATAACTCAGCGTCGATATTTTCTCACAATTTTCCATTTGGTCAATCTTCCGATTCTTCCCATGCTTGGCAACTTCTCAGGTCGTGGCAAATAAAATCAAACTTCTCGCAGTAACCTCGAAATCCTGCGTTTGTGTCCCATTGGTTTTGCGGGATTCTTTCCATCTTGGCCTGAGTTGTGGTGCTGTTATCGTAATATTCGCAATTACTGCACCGCCTACGCCTAGCCTCAGCCTCGTTTACCTGCATGGCCTTACCAAGTGCGGTCCAATAGGGTTTATTCGCTCCTGGTTCGTTTGATGGGTTTTGAGGGCCAAGCATCCAGTCATCAATAACAGTCTGAGTGTTTTTCTTATTCTCGGCTGTAGTGATAAATGGTTCTTCTGTTGGCAAGCCAGAAAAACCTTTAGGCATGATCATGAATTTTTCCATACGTGCCTCTAGGTAATTTCGCGGCCTGATGCGCGAATAGTTAAAGATGTGGCCGCACTTGCTAGGGTAGAAATAACCCCTCCTGATTCCAAAGCCTGACCAACCAACTCAGGGAATGTATAAGTTTCATCGGGGACAATGCTTCTGTTATCAACGATTAAATTTGAAACACCAGCAGACCCGCCGCTTGTAATCAAGTTAACGCTAATGGTTACATTAGACGCACTTGTATTTGTGGCCGTGAATTTATCAATAATCGCCTTGCAATTACTCGCAGTGTATTGGACGGTCTGCGCGTTTTCTGCTTGTTTTGCGGGGATTAATACTCTTACTGTGACGGTCATTGTATGGTTCCTATATTGCTTGAAACTGTGAGAATAATTGACGGAATAGCAGGCACTGGAGCCGCCGCCGCTACTGCCAATAATTGAACGCTTAAATCAGTAACTGAAAACATTATTTCAACGTAGTCATTAGCTTTAAGATTAAAGAAATAATTAAGAGATGAAAATATCTCCGCATCATTGCCCTGTATTCTTATTTGACTTGCGCTATTGGCAACATCAACGCCATTTAATCTAAACCAAATATAAAATATAGCCAACCCGCCAGTTGTTTTGTCGAGTTGGAATGACATATCAAAGTTGTAAACCCCCTCGGTGTCAACCTGAATACGAGATGTGGGAGAACTTCTAAATACGCCTTGGCTTAAATCCGTGGCGTTAAACGTGATTGCTTTAGCGGTATTAATAACGGTTGCTGTTTGTGTGGTCGTGTCGTAAAAAGAACCATATCGAGAGCGTTTCAATTCTCTTTGCGGGGGTTCTTGCTGCAATCCCTCCACAGCTTTATTTAAACTTGCAATTAATTCCAGAGCTTGATTTGCTTTGTTTTCTGCAATGGCGCTATCAACTGATGCGGCCTGAGTGAGTGACGCAAGCATACTTAATGCTTGGCTTGCTGCTGCTCTAGCCGATTCAGCCGCCGTACTTACTTCATTGACGACATCCGGCGCAATTTCATCAACCGTCTGAAACAATAATTCAAACTGCCTGATCTGCTGCTGATCCGTCAAAAATGAGGATAGCTGATCCCGCGTTAAATTTAGTTTTCTGGATACGGTAGCCATTAGTAAGCCAGCGCCTCTAGTTGCGCCTCCAGTCGAACAAAAGAAACGTGAGCATCACTATCGCCCCTAAAACGCTGAACACGCCAATTGAGCATATGCCCCTGTTGAAACCAAGCTAAACGCTTATTTGAACCAGCAGTGCCAACGCTGATGCTTTTGTCTTGGCTCCATGCTTTTCCGTCCACACTATAGCTGGTGCTTATTTTTGGATTTGTCCCAATGGCTACATTTCCGGTTAGCCCGACAAGTTCTAGTCTGTGGAATATTGCGCCGTTACCCTCGTTATACACAATGGCCGTGCCAAATTCCCAGCGCACCTTTTCTCCGTAGTGACTACCAATGTTCTGCACAAAGTATCCGACATTATTGGACTGCGGATCACCTATTAACCACTTGTCATAAGCCCAAACAAAGTTTCTAGCGCGATACTGACTAAACCCCTCTACACTGCTTGTTAGGGTAAACCATACTTGGGTTTCCAGCTCTTTAGATGCTGATGCATCATAAACAAGCGTTCTATCTGGTAAATGCACATATAGATATTGGTGGCTTTTGTCGTTGCGCGATTCCAGCTTTACATTCAGCAAATCATTTTCTGAATACTGGAGCAAAATATCATCAATTTCTTGAGTGCTTATCTTTACTGTGTTTGCAGAAATCCCCAAATAAATACTCGGTGATTCATTCCTAGCCCCACCAAGAAACGCCATGTTGTCAAAAAACACACAGCACCCCTGAGTGCCTATCGAGCCTTTAGGTATTTGAGCGCCGTCAATTCTTTGGAATGGAAATAAATCGCCGCCCACATTATCAAAAACCTCTATTGTGTGTCGGTTTAAAACATACACCTCGTTACGAAGTTTCAATAAGGCAACAATAGGATCTGGGTCTACCTCAGATGATCCGTATTTAAGGGGATTTACTTGAAACGGATCGGTTAATTCAGTTACGACAACATTACTGCCGTCCGTTGTCATGAAGTACCCATCTACCCAAAGCACATCAATGACGGCTCCCAAGTCTGGGTCTGTGACTTGCGCTAGAGTAGATGTAGCCGGATTCCAATAAAACAGATTCCCATTGGACGCAATTGCCAAAAGCGTAAAACTGTAATCAAAAATGCATGGATTTGTACCGCCCACATCTCCCAAAATCGTTACAGTGCCATCGCTGGCTACTGTGACGAGTTTTGTTCCCATTACTCGATAGCAAACGTTATTCCACTCAATCCCGCCTCTGTCAACACCTGGCCCTGTACCGTTTGCCACAAGCCCCTCAGCAGGGCGCAAAAACCCCGTGCTTACGCCTGATTGCTTGGGCACTGGCACCATGTTAACGGGATAGCTACTGCGCAGCTCTGGAGTCCCATCAACATAAATGCCGTTGAGGATCGGTATTTGCATTTAGCCAATCCGATACCATGAATTTGTAGACTGATAAAACCGCATTCTAAAAAATGCATTCGCGGCTAGGGTTGTCGGAGCGCCAAAAGCAGCAGTAGCGCCGTTTAGAGCCAGCGTGAATGATGTGATTATTTGCGTGCTTGTCACCAGCACTTCAGTGCCGTTAGGAGTGCCGGTATTTAGCGGGAGCGTGATTGTTCCCGCTGCTAGAGTTCCAGCCGGCTGAAGAATCATCCATTGTTGGGTACTTACGGGAGTGGGTACGGTGACATTAAACCCAGTTGTCGGTACGTAAAGATTTGTTGCTACCGTTGGAGATGCAAAACTTTCTTGAAAATATGTCAGAAGCTGACTTACAGCTACCTTTCTGGCATCTCCATTATTCTGAGAGTAGACGGGCAATAAATCGCCGGATGACAACTTACTAAGGCCGGATAGTTGGTTAATGGTTGACATTTTTGCCCTTAATTAAATTCAATTGGCCCATCTTGTCCGGCCAGAAGCGGATCAACTGGTCTATTCATAAACGGATTGTCATAAACGCGCCACGGCTTGTTGCCAGCACCACGAGGCATGGTCGAAGGTAGCTGTTGTTCTTGCGGGAGCGCGGCGCGAGAAAGAAGCGTGTTGTATGAGTCTTTTGCGGATACTTTCGTATCACTCGATACCTGCTTTCCAAACAAAGGTGCAATCTTTATCCCTAAGTTTGTGAAGATAGCCTCGTTCGCAGAATCAGGAACGCCCGTTTCTTCATCAAGGCTGCTATCCTGCGGACTCGACGGAAGCGGATAGCCTAAACGTATGCCCTTGGCATTCCATGAGGCCATCATTGCGTCTAGCCTGTTTAATGCGCTTTGAAGTTGCTCGGGAGCTAAATCAAACGTATAGTTTGCCATGCCTATTTCTGTAAAAGCAGCCTCGACAAATTGACGTTTTGTATAGCTCATAAAATTATTCCCCTTGACTATCCACAACCCAACCCACCGGCAACTCGCTCACCAGATCGTCGGTGGTGATGGTCACGGTAGGGGCATCCGGCGGATTCTTGTAAATCGTCTTGACAGTTTGCGCAGGCACAGCGGGCACAGCCTCCCCAGTGAAAGGATTTATGCTTTCGTCAATCGCCGGTGAAAGTGCCGCCTCGTCGTCAGAAATGCACAGTGCGGCCTGTGTGCCGTTAGCGTGGGTAGTGATGGGCCACCAGAATGAGGTCACTCCAGTGCAACCTTCTTGCTGCGCTTTGATTGCGCTGATACCCGACGCGAGTTCGGGAGTGGTGATGTAGTATTTCATAGTTTATGCGACTGTGATTGAATAATAGGTGCCTTGATTACGTTCAAGTAACTGGCGGTCTGTGGTGGAGAGGACGGAGGGGAACGAAATCAATTCTGATACAGTGCCGTCGAATGGGAGCAATGATCCAGTTCCATTCAACGAACCTATCGCGCTATTGACCCCCGTATAGACGCTCGTAATTGTTGCGCTATCCCATTCCGTGCCGTTCTTAAACAGTTTCCACTGCTCGCTTCCGGTGGTTGATATAGATGT